CGTATCAACAACAAACACATCACCTGTATCACTTTCACACCGCACAAGAAAGGCTTCCGTGGAGGTTGCGTCTATGACTGTGGTGTCTAAAATGGCTTCACCGATTATCTCTACATTAAGAGCATCTCCACCATCATTAAGAACGGTGTTGAGTACCTCTCCAGAGGTCTTGGCATGAATGCCTAAAGCCCCACCGTTAAGGACTTTGTTTAATACTTCATCACCTGTATAGGTTTGGGCAAATATAGACCCGATGAACATTAGAATAAATAGTAATCTTTTCATTTCTTTTTCCTCCGCTTCTTGCGAAAAATCTTATCGTAGTTGGTTTGCCAATTCTGGTTAGTAACACTTCCTCGACGCTTGTCTCCCTTGCCACTTCCTGTGAGGTCGCCTTTCTTCTTTATTATCATGGGAAAAGGGGGTGAAATTAATCACCCCCTAATATAGTCTATTCGCCTAAGTTAAGTAGATTAATACCACGAACATCATCACTCTCGTCCAAAAGTTTCATGCCGTAAATCATATCGGCAACTACTTTTGTTCCAAGATAAGCAATGTCGTATTCAGCTTGCACTCTAACATCTTGTTGAGATGCGAAAACACACGCTTCTTTCGGATAACAAGCACCTACAACAGTAGCATCATCAGTTGATGTCGAAACTGCACGGGAATAAAATACATTCATTCCGTAAATGAGTCCTACTGCCCCAGTCTTCAACTCTGTTCCATTACCACCAATGGCATCAGCACGAACAAAGTATTGTCCAATACCACTTGCAGGGTGCATAATATCAGCCAGAATGCTTGAATTAACCACCAAAGAACAATCATTGGGGTCAAGGTCATTAGCATAAAGATTTGCCAACAAGGTTTCAAGGTCTGCGGATGCAAATGTGTTATTTGCACTCAAGTCTTGAGTTGTGTCAAATCCATCAAGTTCTGCCCACATATCAGTTTCTACCTGACGAGCAATGCTTTCGCCCATCATTTTGGTATACTTACTGATTAGGTCTGAACTGGATTGAATCATAGCAAAGTCCTCAAACAATTCAGGCACAACATAATGTTTATCAATGACTAAAGGCACTGTACCTGCAGTACCTGCTGTAGAAAAATCAACTACTGTAGAGTTAACTTTTTCTACCGCACTTTTCAATGCAATCTTTGGAATGTTTACGGTATCACCTGCCCCTTTTACAAGAGCAGAGTAATCCTCTACCGAACCTGCTAATTTATTAGCCCTTGTGTAGAACTTGTATATGGGGTCTGCCCAAAGTTCAGGGATAAAATTAGCACCTGTGGTTTTGTCTAAAAAAGCCATTTATAGCTCCTATCGTTTATATGAATCCACGATACTCGCCCAATTCTTTCTCAAGTCTTCGGGACTTAATTTAGTCCAATCCCCCTCAAATTTCTTAGGGGGAATTGTCCCCACACCATCAGGTGGATTGACCTTAGATGAAAGCTCCTCAACAACATTGAGTAAATCGGTTGTATCAAGATTCTTGAATTTTTCTCGTTTAGATTCAGGAAGTCGCTTTAAGGCATCCTCACGAAGTTTGGAGTTCATTGATTCCCACTTTTCCTTGTAGGGTTTATAGGAGTCAATTTCCTTGACCAGTTCGGCATTTAATTCTTGCCACTTGTCTTCTTCTTGGAGTTTAGCCTTCTTGGCTTCTTCCTCTTTAGTTTCAAAGGCTTTTACTTTATCTCGAAGTTCATTCCTTGCTGAAATAACTTCGTTAAGCCTTGAAATAGGTACATTTTGTTCGGCTTTAGTGCCTTCGTCCTGTTTTACATCCGTTGTGATGGTGTCTTCTGACATTTTTACCTCTTCTGTGAGTTAATTAAAAGGTTGTATTTTATACTACTTATAAGTTAAATTATTCTACCTATAAAATACAAGGATTATTTTGAAAGAAAGTGAATACAAAAATCAATGGTTTAAGTATATTGGTTACAATCCTCACGATGGACAAAGAAGGTTGCATTTCCCCGATAAGGAGGATGCCCGATTCTTTGTTATGGTTTGTGGGAGAAGATTTGGGAAGACATGGGCAAGTGCTATGGAAGCAACTTACGTAGCATCCCAACCCAACAAGCGAATATGGGTAGTGGGAATGACATATCGCAAAGCACAGTTGATTTTTCGTGAAATATGGAGAACAATGGTAATTGGGCATCAGGAAGATATTGAAAGGGCATCTGAAAGAGAGATGTATATTAAATTCAAATGGGGAACTGTTGTAGAGGGTATGAGTGCAGACAGACCTGATTCTTTAGTAGGGGAGGGCTTGGACTTATTAGTGATTGATGAAGTTGCCAAGATGAATAAAAGAATATGGGATATGTATTTATCTCCTACGGTAGCGGGGCGAAAAGGGAAAGTAATCTTCATCACCACACCACAAGGAAGGAATTGGATTTACGATTTGTATAAATTAGGAAGAATTGACGAAGATTGGGAATCTCACTCTGCTCCATCGTGGGTGAATCAGCATGAATTTCCATTGGGTTTAGACGACCCTGCTATTATTGAACGTCAAAGAAATATGTCAAGGGAATTATTTGAACAAGAGTTTGGAGCAAAATTCTCTGTTTTTGAGGGGCAGGTGTGGAACTTCCGTAGAGAAATGGATACGGGTGATTACCCTTACGACCCCAATTTGCCTACTTACTGTACGATTGACTTTGGGTATAGAATGCCTGCGGTTCTATTCCTACAAACCTATTGGGATGGTGAGGTAGAGCATATACGAGTCTTTGATAGCATTTTACACAAGAAAAATATAAAGACGGAAGATTTAATCAAAATGATTAAAACCAAGGGTTATCCTATTACTTCATATTATGGAGACCCTGCTGGTTCTACAATACAAGGGCAATCTGGTTCAGCAGACGTTGAGATATTCCGAAAAAGCGGGATAAGAGTTCAATTTACGAAAGACCCTATGAGTAGAAATGTTGTTGGAAGTGTTGCATACACGAGGGGATTCTTTGAGAGTGCGGATGGAACACGGAGGGTTCATGTAGATAGAAAATGCAAGGACATGATAGAGGATTTTGAAGAATATCGCTACCCACAACAACGAGAAGGAAAAAAATTAAATGACGAACCAATTAAAGATGGATACCATGACCACGGCAACGATGCCTTTAGGTATTTCATAATCAACCGATTTCCAATGAGAAACAGGACAATGAGAAGGATACAGCGATGATTTCACAACTAATCAAAGACAAATTAACAGAGGTTAAATTAATGAATGCCCAAGCAAAGCGTGAGGAAATACGCAAATACTTGGACTATTATTCAGGGACATCAACAGAATCGTATATTAAGGATTACTTTTCTGGAGATGCCTTTTCTGAAATACCCCCCTCTGTTACTAACTTCACCCGTAAATTTATTAATAAGATAAGTCGAATATACACTTTGGGTGCGAACAGGACGGCAGGAAACGCCTCAGAAGTGTATAATAGTCTCATTCCTACTAAAGATGTGAGAATGAAACATTCAGAGAGAATGACACGTCTAATAGGCACGATTGCCAATAGAGTGTACTGGAAAGATGATAAATTTGATTATAGACCTATCTATTACTTTGAGCAGTATTTCGGTGAAGACCCATTCAAACCCGAAGCAATCATCTACCCTTTATTAAACAAAACATCTGATTTATCAGATACCGTGGGATTGCAATGGGCATATTGGGATTCTCAACTATACGCTACATTAGATGAGGATGGTAATAAACTTTTGGAAGAGATTAATCCTTATGGTAAATTGCCATTTGTATTCACTCATAGAGAAGACCAAATTGATTCCTTCGTTGTAGAGGGTGCAAGTGATATTGTAAATTGCAATGAGCAAGTCAACATAGGATTAACTGAAATGAATCTTGGAATGAGATTTAATATGTTTGGGCAACCGTGGGTTAATGGATTAAACCCCGACAACAACGCAATGAGGGCAGGCTCTAATGAAATTCTTGACATGGGTGATACGGGGTCTTACCACATTACAACTCCAAAGGGGAATGTTCAAGAGGCTATTGAATTAATTAAATTCCAAATAGAACTCATTGCATCCAACAATCACTTGTGGATTACATGGGCAGAGTCAGGTGGGGAAGTACCAAGTGGAATTTCATTAATGATTAAAGATTTAGAAAGAAAAGAAGACTACTTTGATGATATTGCTTTGTGGAGATTGTATGAAAAAGACTTCTATGACGTGGAAAGAACAATAGCAGAGTATAACGGCATTTCTCTCCCCGAAGAATTTGGCGTGGACTTCCAAGAGGTTGAATACCCGAAGACAGTCCAAGACCAAATCCTTAAAGATGAATTTGATTTAAGACACAACTTCACTACTCGTGCCAAAATCATAGTAAGGGACAATAAAGACCTTACAATAGACCAAGCGAAGGACATCGTAAAACAAAATGAAGATGAAAATAAAGATTACATACAATCCGAAGAAGCTGTCAAAAATTCTCCCGAAGGCAACGAAGAAGTTATTAAGTAATTTAGCAGAGGACAGAAATGAGGGGATTGTTAAAAATGTCCAACTCAGCAGGGATGTGGATGATGATTTTTTCAAAGACCTTAGCCCTAAGTATGCAGAGGGTAAATTCCAAGATGTTGGTTTTGTAGAGCCTATTTTGATAAAATACGGTGATATGATACATGGAATCACCCAATCAGACAACAAGGATTCATCTACACTCACAAGTACCGTTCCCAGTCCCTTTTCTTATAATGTAGCCCATAATGAGGGCATACATGGTATGCCAAGGCGAAAATGGTTCGGATTACCTCAAAGATACACAAAGAGAGGTGAATTTAGAATAAACATGGATGATTTCTTAATAAAGTTAAGAAAAGCATTTCATAGACAAACCCCACACACACAAGGAATAAAATGAAAACAGAAGATAAATTAAATCAAATCATCGAAATCGTCATTGCCAACAATGAAGTACTGGGATTTTTATGCAAGGAGCTTATCGGCAAGAAAACAGTTCAGGAAATTGACATAGACTCCAAAGAGGTTCAGGACTTCCTTGAGAAGTTTGATGAATCTAATGCGAGTTGGGGGAAAAGTTAAGAGATTCTCTCTGTTCTCTTTCGAGTCTTTCTAATTCTTTAAGATATTCTGTTCTTTGGGTGAGTGTATATCTCCCTCTTTTAAGTGGCTTTAATCCCACTTTCTTTGCTCTTGCCCTAATTTTATATGCTTTCCTGCGTTTTTCAAGATAAGAGGGAGAGTTTTTATCAATCATGTGTTCAAGAGCTTGTTTTTCCCTAATTTTCTTATAGGCAGGTTCATTGGGGATTTCCTCATAGTCTGCGTCTATCTCCACTTGTTCCGTTGAGAGGAACTTTTCAAAGGGAGATTCATGTTTTACGGTAACATTCTTTACTAATTTACCCGAATGTTCCAACACCAACCTACCTGCTTGGACATTACCTGCTTGTGCCTCTCTAATCATCGCCTCAAGCACGGAGGGGAGTTTAGAGCCATAGGCAATCATGTATTTGTCATAGAAAGCCTCTACGAACATAGGGTCTTTCAGCCACTTGCCTAATGTTGTCGGATGAACGCCTACTTGGTGTGCTATTTCTTTTTGTGTATAGAGTGGGTTCTCTACCATTGTTTCTATTGCCTGTATATGTTCAGGCTTCCATTTCATTATACTACTGGGCATAGACCCACGCATCTTCATACTGTCCGTTAATCTCTACGAGTAGTTTTTCCCTGTCATAATAATCAGGATAACCCTCAATGACATCAAACCGATTTAATGTGGCAGAATCAACCCTCAACAACTCACCTGAAACATGAGAACCTTCATCTGGAACTACTGTGTAAAACCCACCCAAACCCACAATCTTCTTGTAACCATGTAAAACAGCCTCTTGTTCACCACACATCAAAATACCATAAACAAATACATTGTGAGAAAAAACACTATCCCACCGTGATTCAAAATCTTCTTGGCTTACACTCATAGGTCTACGCTTATCGCCTTTACCATTCATTTGTTTCTACCCCTGTTCTTCTTCTTTGACTGTACCCTTAAATTTTTACGACTATTGTTTAGTGGGTTTCTATCTTTATGGTCAACATCCTTCCCATCGCCTTTCCGTACCCTGCCTAACTTCGTCATAAGCCTACGTGCCTTGTTACGTGCAGACCTACGCTTTCTCTGGGATGGTTTGGAGTGATATTCCCTATATTCACGCTTGTAATTACGCTTCTTTGCTTTCTTCATACCACAATATAATACAAACCTTTAATAAACTTCAACACATTTGTACCTTCTTTCAATTTATTGAAAATATTTGCCGTGAATACTAATAGGCAAATACACATATAAGAGAGAGACAATAATACCTAACAATAAACCCTTTTCTTCCTTTCCCCTATCTACCTTCTTTTCAACCACTTATCCCAAACGGGGATAGTAGCTACTACGCAATCCTTCTATCCACCCGTAGGGGGGCAAAATTTTCGTGACCTCCCGACGTGAT